CTGGATTCTGTACATTATTCTCTGCTGCTATTAGTGGAGGAAATGCAAACGGAAATTGCTTCTTTGCTACGGGCGTTACACAAGCATGGACTGCTAACTCATATTTGAATGGGCCATTCTTCCTTAATGCAACGCAAGTCTCCAGCGATTTAAATAGTAGAACAGTTCTTCCTCAACTTAATACATCGCTTGGATTTATTTCATCAAACGCAACTGGAGCAGTTGGAGTTGGTGGATATGGTATTGGAACATTGCGTGAAATTGCTTCTCCGTGGGATGGAGTTGTATGCGAAATTGTTTCTTATGGATCAACCTTAACTACAACAGATAGACAAAAAATGGAAGGATACCTTGCGTGGAAATGGAATTTAGTTTCTTTACTTCCAGCCGGACACCCTTATAAAAACTCAAGACCAACCGTATGAACGATAACGCCACCAGCCACGGAGTATTAGGTACGATCATATCGACAACAGGATTCATAGTAAGTATGCTACCAGAAATAGAAGCGTCAATTAGAGTGACTGGCGGACTCATCAGTATTATTGCTGGCGTCCTAACGTGCATCTACATGACAAAACAAATAATCAAAAAATGAACTCAAAACAAATAGCATTAGCAATGATAGTAATATCATTTATCTTTTTGGGCATGGCATTCCTAACAGGATGTTCGGTGCTTGGTCAGCCAAACGTGTGTATCGAAACGCAATACGGCAAGTTCTGTTATGAACTGCCAGAAATTAAAGGACTTAAAAAATGAAAAACCTACTAACTACATTACTCGAAAAACTGAGTGAGAACTCGACATGGCGCGGACTCATTCTGATTGCTACGGCAGTTGGAGTTAAGATTGAACCAGAACTTCAAGAAGCAATCCTCGTCGCGGGACTAGGGCTTGTTGGACTCATCAACGTCATTCGTAAAGGCTAATGGTTCCAAACTCCAGACCGCAACAAGCGAAAGAAAAGACTTTGGCTATGGTCATTAAGTCTGGAATCGTTGATCGTGTTGCGTTGGTCGGCATCCGTGGGTACTATTCTGAAACTTTTCAGCCTTCAGGCAACCAAAGAGGTATCTACGACGATGCGATCATACTTTTATCACCAAGCGTCCATGCTACGTTTAACGCAAACACTGATCCAACGGTATTTAAGAAAGGTATCGCGGTACTCAAAACGGGCATTCATCGCTATCGTAAGGGGAATCATGGTATCTCTAAACCCGGAGGCGGCTACCCTGCGTTGCGACCTGCTAACCCAAAAGAGGAAGTGCCTGTTACAAGAGATGGTGAAGGTGATTCTATGGGGATAGCAATCAACATTCATAAGGGTGGATACAATACGACTAGCTCGCTGGGATGCCAAACGATCTATCCTCCACAATGGGACGGATTCATCAATTTAGTCTATTCAGAGATGAGTAGATACAACCAAAAGACAATTCCCTATCTATTAGTGGAAAACACTTGACTAAACCTAAATTATCGTTAACGATAAATATATTATGAGTTGCGGAAATTCCAGAAGTTCTAAATGCAATCCATGCGGCCCAAGTGAGGCAGCAATGAATGCGATTGCTGATCGTGCAGCTTACTACGCTCGAATCGCAGTTGAAGCCGCTGGAGGCACAACGGGCGGTAAAGCACCAACTGGCGGAAATACCTTTGGAGTATTCTACGAGAATGACCAAGTAATGGTAACTGATTACACTATCACAGAAAACCGCAACGCAATGTCAGCAGGCCCAATCACAGTAACCCCCGGAGCTGTATTGACAGTTCCATCAGGTAGCGTTTACACAATCGTATAATATTATGTCACTAATTCTAAACGGAACAACTGGACTATTTGGCAATGTAACTGGAGGAGATATCTCTGGCAATTTCATTGGATTGAGTGGGAATGGCAGTTTGCTTACAGCAACCGCTACTGGAAGCTCAATTGCTCGTTCGTTGGCTAACAGGTTTGCTGATGTAGTAAATGTGTTGGATTTTATTCCACTTGCGGAACAACCAGCAATTCAAAATGGAACATCAACATATAATTGCACAATAAACATTCAGGAAGCTATAAATGCTTCCGTAAAATCCATTCTTCTTATTCCATCAGGAACATATATTTTAGACCAGTTAACTATAAGTAGTGCGGTGTATATAATAATGACACCAACAACTACACTGCGTCAAAGAACTGGAGCTACCATAAAAAATCTCATTACGATCAATGGGGCTGGAACAGTAATTACTGGTGGAATTATTGACGGGAATCGAACCGCTTTAGAATCAAGTTATATTTATAGAAACCCATACGCAGGATGTATTGGAATTAAAATTCAAGCTGACAATGTATTTCTACAAAATATAACTTTTACTGGATGGATAGATTTGCCGCTATATTGGTTTAGCGGAAATAACGGAACAGTCCGCGATTTAAAATTCCTTAATGGAGTTTACGGGCCAATGTTTGGGCCGCACTATTCTGCTGGGGCAGAAGAAACAACATTTGTAAGCAATTTACTTGTTGATGGTATAATTATAGATGCTATTACAAATGGAACAACTGCACAAATCAATCATGCTATAGATGTAAATAGATTGCAAAATAGCACTATTAGAGTAATCAATATGATTAATTTAGGAGGTAACACTTCTTCCAGTTCTGCATTTGTAAGTGGTTTAACAGTTCAGCAATGCAATAATTGTTCTTTTAATAATATTAGTGCTGACAGATGGAATACCACAACCTTAAAACATTTGGCAGTATCTGTTCTTTCATGTGAGAGCTGCATCTTTTCTGACATGACTCTGACAGGATTTAATCATGGAGGATTAGAGGTTCTTACCTGCTTTGATTGTGATTTTTCTGACGCTATTATTGATGGAAAATATACTAATAATGGCCTTGGAAATTCTTACGGAGTAACAATAAGTCAAGGTGGGATTGGTGATATTTCATTTTATACCAGATCATCAACTGGCGCAATTGGTTCTAAATTCAGAAATGTTCATGTGCAACGATGCACGGGTGCAGGCTGGGACATTAAATCGAGTATGCTTCAATGCTATGATTGCCTTTCTATAGGAAATCTGGGTCATGGCGTTTTTATTGATAATATTGCTGCTGGGTCGGCTGGCTTTACACTTCAACCTTCACCAAATGCTAATGGTTCATTTTTTAATTTTATTAGTAAACATAATGCTCTAACTGGAATTTCAGTTAATGATGTGGCTGATGTTAAAATTTTTGGAGGAGAATTTAATAACAACAGATCAAACGCAGGAATTACACAGTCAGCAACAGCAAATGGGCGATTAGCAATTACAAACACTAATTGTTCAGACAATCAAGGAGCAACTTATACAAACGAATGTAGTTATGTTCCCGGAACATCTGATGCCAATAACCGATTCCAAGTTGTATTGTTTGATAATGATAAGTATAGCCTTGGTCAAACTATAACAATTGCAGGAAATACTGGATATATTTATGACTTTAATGATGATGTAGCTACTATTCAGTATTCTTCTGCTGTAACATTTCCAGAACCTTCGCTTATTTCTATTGGGAATATAACGACAACAGGAACAGTACTATCTTCAACCGTTAATCTTCAAAATATTTTTTATGGGCCGGGATGGATTAAAGCTAATGGAGAATGGAGACGAGTTGGTAGTCTTAGTGGCGCAACTGCTGGTAGATTGATTAGTGCATTTAGCACAAATCTTTCTGGTGTAGCAGCACAAACTTTAATTAATAGCGTTACAACTATAAAAACACAAAGCTATGGTGTATTTACTACAGGAACGGCATCTCCATTGTTGTTTAAAAATATTGTTGCAAATGGCAATAGTGTAATTGGATTGAGAGCAAGCACTGGGAATTGGGATGCAATTTCAGATGTTGTATGGGGAATAGCATCTGTTGCAGTTACTGGGCCTATCATCCAAGATGTAACATTCGATTCTCCATTAAATTGCACTCCAAAATCTATCTATATCAAAATAGATTCAGCAATCACAGGAGGCGCAACAGGAGCAAATATAATTTGGCGCAGGGGAGGAGTAACTGTTCACACAGAAAATATAACATTTGCATCTTTAGCTACTGGAACTATTGTTAACTTTTCAAGCACTTCTCCATCAATAAATCTATCAGGAACACGATTATGCCTTAGTTTTACTGGTGGTAACGGAACTGGTGGAACATTGACAAGTTGGGTTGTATCTGAAAAATCAGAAGTTCAATAAAATTATGAGTAACTGCACACTTTTCATACCATCCAACGATATTTAAAATATGAGTCTCATCAAAGCAAACGCAGTCCAGATCGGACAATCTAACACAGCAACGGATAATTTCACATTGGCAGTGCCATCGTCACCAGACGGCACGATTAAGCTGGCACGGGGCAATTCTGGAGCAACTACGCAGGATGTTTTGAGTGTAGATGCAAGCGGAAATGTTGGATTTGGAACTTATACAAATACACCATCTACAATTGTTGGATATATCACAATTAAAGATATATCAGGGACTCCAAGGAAATTAGCAGTAGTATCTTAAATAACATGAGCGCAAACATTAAAGCAACTGACACAGAAGCAATCATCGGTGTAAATGGTGGAAATCAACTAACCATCAGCGATGCTGGCGTAGTCACGGCAAATAGCTTTGTAGGGCTGAATAGCTCCAATGTCACGGCAACTGGATCGGATGCGGCAAGGACATTGGCAAATCGGTTTGCTGATGTGATCAATGTTAAAAACTTTCTTTGCGATGATGGATTGCCTGTAGCTGGAGATGGATCGCATGATGATACTACAGGGATTCAATCTGCTATTAATGCTGCATCTGGTAAAACGGTATTTTTACCAGCAGGAACATATCGGACTACTGCTACACTTACAACATTAAGTGGAGCAGGAACAAGTATGCGTTTGATGGGAGATTCTTATCAGATTTTCTCAGGCATTGGTGGCACAATAATTCTTGCAGATCACGCTTCTGGGCCTGTTATTAAATTTCAAGGATCAAATCAAGGAATTGAAAATATAACAATTACTTCGACCACCTCACGCGCATTAGCTTCATTTGGAAATAATCATGGTATTCTTGTTGAGCCACCAGATATTATTGGAGGAGGAATTGAAAGATTTACCCTAAGAAGTGTGTTGATATTTAATCAACCATATAATGGATTTATTTCTTCTGGATATACATTTATGATGAGCATTGACCGACTTACAGTGCAATCATGCAAAGGTCATGCGTGTATTCTTGATTGCGGTCAAGCAACAGGAAGAACCAATAAGCAAGCAATTGGCGGTCATATAATAACACAATTAAGAACATTTAATTGCAATGGGCATTGTCTGGTTCTTGGGACGGGATTAGGTTCTGGAGATATTTTGTCATCGAGTTTTGGTGCTTATAGATGCACTTTGATTGATGCTGACTTATCTCCCGGAACAATAAATCCATCAATTCCATATGGGTATCAGGGTTCTTATAATTCTGTTATACATGGAGATAGCATAAATATGCAAAATTACGCTTTTGATGGGGCATCAGCAACATTAGCTGGAACGCTTTCAGTTGGAGCAAAGCATTACTACAATTCAAATAGATATATTGGATGCGATGGAATTGCAGAAATAAGAGCAACGGCAGCATTTCAAGCTGATGACTTTAATTTTATAAATTCTCATTCAACTACTGCATCTGTAATGAATCCAGCTATTACTGGAATTGCTAATGGATCAAATTTAGTATTTGTAAATTGGTCTGGAGAAAATCCAGTAGCAACTGGAACAATAACAATGACAAGCGGCGTTTCTTATTTTACTCAAATAACAGGCGCAAATGCTAATTTTTATGGGAAAACATTAGAAACAAGAATACTTAATTTAACAAATACAACAGATAATGCAATTACGGCAACAAGAAATAATGCGGCTGTTGGGATGCAATTTACCAGAACTGGATCTGGAGCTACAACAGGAAGGATTGATTGCATTGGTGGAACATTTCAATTATCATCTGATACAAATCTTGTATTAACTAAAACATCTGGAAAATCAATTACAGTAAAATCAAACACAATAAACATGGCATCATTACCTACCTCAAGTTCCACGCTTGTACCTGGTGATCTTTGGAATAATTCTGGAGTTCTTAACATTATACCATAAATATGAAAAAAATAACTTGGCAAATTGAAAAAATACTTTGTTGTGACACCACAAATAAATCTAAAGTTTTGTGGTTATGTGATGTTGAAGAAAACGGAGTAAGGGAATGTATTTCTGAGTGGTGCGAAGTTGATTATTGTTTAGATAAAGAAAACCTAAATCAACAAGATATTCTCAAATCATTATTTGATAATAATGTCAATAAACAAGAAATTGAGGATAAGGTAATTGATTTGTTGTTACAAAAATCATCAAACTCCAACTTCAAAGAAGTTAAAATTCCAACACAAGAAGAATACGAAGTTGCCCAAAAAGAAGGTCGGATTACAAGATACTAATTATGAGCTACTGCACACCATGCCCACCATGCGACTCGGAGTTTCCGTTGTTGTGTGAACCACTCGAAACAACCGCCAATGGAAAACGATTGGTAGTAGAAGACTCTGCCGCTTGTCAGAAGACGATTCAGACTCCAGTTTCCCAACAAGTCTTGAAGACTGATGGGATTGGTAATCTGACTTGGACTAATGGAGCAAGCGGAACTGTCTTGAGGAAAGATTCAACAGGACTGCTTGAATTTGCTACACTCAATAGCGTTCTACAATCTGGCCCAGTTAATCTTGGTAGCCAACCATTGACTACAACTGGAACATTAAGTTCTGGAGCTATCACTACAACAAGCGTAACTGCTACTGGAGCAATTAACGGGGCGAGTGTTACTGTTACTGGAGCGGTTAATGGAGCGAGTGTTACTGTTACTGGAGCGGTTAATGGAGAGTCAGCAGTATTTAATAGAAATTCTTCATCTGATACTATTTTGGTTACACAAACAGGAAGTGGGAATGCAATATATGCAACTGGAAAAATAAGAAGCAGTAACAATATATGGGCAGATGACTCAGTTGCATCTGGGAATGGAATATTTACAAACTACGAGGGAAACGATTACATTAAATTAGACCCATCAGACGATAGTATTAAATTTGTTTCAAATGGTGTTGAAAGAGCCATAATTACTACTTCTGGGAATGTAGGCATTGGTGGAGCAACTACTCCAGATTCAAATGCAATACTTCAACTTAATAGCACGACCCAAGGACTTCTTCCTCCAAGAATGACAACAACTCAGAAGAACGCTATTAGCACTCCTCCAAGTGGACTTGTATTATACGACACAACCACAAATAAACTTTGTGTTTATAATGGAACAAGTTGGATTGACTTGCACTAATGCCAGCCGAAGGATCAGTTTTTGATGGATTCACAAGTATCATCGCGCAAGACGCAGATACTCACCCATCGTATTTGCCAGAGTCTGTAGTAGCAGAATCGGTTAATAGGACATTCCGAGGCGGCATCAACCGAACCAGACCAAGCATTCGGAATATCCCGATTCTTGCTGGAGCAGGACAAGACGAGATTATCGTTAACGATATTCTTGGTGGTAGCTTCCAAGGTTCATATCCATATCGAGCTACTAACTACAGAGCAAGCGATGGACTTCTGTTATCAGTATCAGGGGTTATCTACTTTCTCAAGATCGTAAACAACCAAGCGTTTGCCTACAAGATCATCGAAGGCAACGATCCCGGCATGATGCACACATGGTTCGTGCAAGCCGAAGATCGGGTGTATATTCAGAACGGATACCAGAATGCAATAGCATGGGATGGGGTATTAGGAACGCTGACCGCCAGCGAAATCCAAAACGGAGACTACTGTGAGATTGTTTCGCTTGGAGTTGGAACTACAACTACAAACTTCATGTTGATCGGCGCACCATCCAATACGATTGGAGTTAAGTTCACAGCAGTCATCACAGACACCCAAAGAGGAACAGGAACAGGAACAGTCAAAATTCCTGCCTACCGACTGAACCCATACTTGGCTAAAATGCCGATTGGGACGATCATGGAGTACGCTTTCGGGCGAGTCTTTGTATCTGATAGGTTCAATCAAATCTACGCATCAGATATTATTTATGGCGGTGGGTTTACTGATACCAAGAATACTGAGAACTTCACAGAGATTGGATACTGGGCAGAAGGTGGAGCATTCTCTACTCCAGCAATGATGGGAAATATCACTGGTATGAAAGTAATGCCACAGATTGGAACTAACCTTCGTGGGCAGGGTGAGCTTGTGATCCTAACTGGTAACGGAGCATTCTCAATGGATGTCTCTATCCCAAGAGCGCAATGGAATACATCGAACATTCAACGCATCTCGCTACTTGGACGTGGGTGTACCTCTTCATACTTAGGTTTGGTTAACTCTGAACTCTGGTTTAGGTCACACGATGGGTGGGCATTCTACTCTAATAGCCGATCTGAATTTGCGAATTACTTCTCACTTCGTAAACTTTCAAGGGAAGTAAACAAATGGGTGCAGAACGATACGCCGTGGTTAAAGCAATTCGCTTCTACGATGTTTTTCAATAACTACATCATTAGTACGGTAGCTCCACAGACCTATCGCGCAGCAGGGGTAGAGGGATTGAATCGTTACCATAGGGGAATGGTTGTTCTTGACCTTGACCAATCCTCTTCTCCTGCACCTGACGCACAGCTTTCTTTTCGCTGGAATGGCATCTGGACGGGCTTTAGACCAACTCAACTACTCACAGCACTAATTGCTGCTGAAAAGCGTGGGTTTGGATTCTCGTTTGATAAAGACAACAAGAACCGACTTTACGAGTTCACTACCGCACAAGGTGACGATTACGGCCCCAATGGAACGAGGCAGATTGATTCCTTCTTTACGACTGGCAGATATGACTTCAACCGCAGCGGGGCAACAAACAAGTTCCTTCGCAAAAAGATCACTGGTGGAGAAATGTGGTTAAGTGAGATTAAAGGTATAGTAGATAGCGATGTTGATTATAGAGCAGATTCCAATCCATGCTGGTCTGAACTTAAGGTTCCTACAACATTCGGTTGTGATCCATGCTCACCTAAAGTTACTGAGTGCGTACCACAGAAGAATGGTAATCGCTATAAACGCTACAAGTTTAACACTCCTGATCCAAGTGAGTGCAATGATCTCGCTGGTATTCCATCGGTAGAAGGAAGCGAGTTTCAGATCAAAGTTAACCTTACTGGTGCAGCTACTGTTGATCGAGTAAGATTAATGGCAAACATTAAGAACAACGATGATTCCCCAGTTGGTGACTGCCCAGAAGAAAATGAGGAATGTGAACCATTTTTGTGTTGCCAAGAGAAATATTGGGGCTACAATATCGTCAATTAAACGCTATGGACAATCAAGATTCATCTCCCGCACTTACATTCCCAAATGTTCCAGATGACTTCTGTCCTGCTGGAAATTGGCAGAATGTATTTCAGACATTCATTGATGAAGTTCTATCTAATGGAACTATCAATGTTCCCGGCCTTGGCGATGTAACTCCATCGCAGATTGCTCAAATCAACGAAGACCTTGCTGACCAACAAACGCAGATAACTGCACTTGATACGCGAGTAGATGTTTTAGAAGTAACTGTCGCTACAATTCCTACTGTCAAAGTTCGTTACGGAACGCAAACAGGAATTGCGGCTGGAGACACAACATCTATCGGAGTTACCTTTAGTTCTCCGCTTCCAACTGCTGTTTATGGAATCTCGTTGACACCTATCTATGGTTCTGGAACACCTTTAACAACTCCACTTTACACGATTATCTCCCAAAACGCATCAGGATTTACATTTCGGGTTGATAATAACATTGCAGAAATTACGAGCTTGAACTGGATGGCGGTTCATTCCTCACAACCATAAGTCATCACAAAGAAAAACAAAACATATGACACCACTAAAAGGAACAGACCCAAAGCTCGTATCTGGCGGCTCACCAACTCGCGGTAAGATCGGCGAAGGCATGGGCAATATGCCTAATCTTGGAGCCAAAAAGCCTAGCGTCTACACGACTGCTGGCACTCCACGTCAAGGCTACCAGAAGTAATTATCGTTAACGATAACCTATGGCTGATACCCTCGAAGAGATGGTTGAAGTCGTCAAGGGGTTTGTTGGCGATAGTGGCGTATGTTCTTATGAACGAGCCGTTAAAGCTGTAAACCAAGCGAGACGACTGCTCTGGAATAAGAAGGCATGGACTACTCAAGAAGAGTACGTCCAGATTTGTTGCGTAAACAGTTGTTTCACGCTACCAGCTAGGTATGAGCAAATCAAACTAGCATGGGTAGGCGATGAAGCCGCATCACTCGCTGATGAATGGTTTAACCAAACCAACGCACTCGCGCTACGTCCAGATCAATCCTGCCATAGAGGTATTACAGAGGTCGGTGGGCTTCACGTTTTATTCAGAGACTACACTACACATCCCTACCAAATCGGCGTAATGGCTGAAGAGGCAGAAGATATTGGAGTAGAGTTGATGTTTGAAGCGCAAGACCAGTATGATACCTATCATAAAGTTAAAGTAACAACAGCGAACCCACCAACGCTGGCTAAGTCTGACCTTCTCGTTAAGGGGATTCGGGCAGTAACTAAGCCAGTAACTAAAGGTAGAATTCGCGTGTATGCTTATGATACGGCACTGGAAGCAAAGACGCTGATAGCAATCTACCAACCTAACGATGCTCACCCAACATTCCGTAGGTTCACAGCACCAAGAACGTGCGAGTGTATCACGCTTTACGCATCGAGGAAGTACCATGATCTAACTGATCCGAAAGAACTATGTGAGTTCATCCCAGATGCGATGATCTATGCTGTATTAGCATTGAACTCGCGGGAGAACAGGAAGGCTCAAGAGTTCTTGATGAACCTAGACCTAGCCGTTAAAGAACAAGAAAAAGAAATGGAGAACGTAGAGATTCCTACTTGTGGAACACTTCGTATTTCTAACTTCAGTAGGGCAGAGAATCTAATCGGTTCTGACTTATTATCTCCTTCACCAAACGATTACTTCTTATACAGATGACATTAGAGATCACAGAGAAGTTAGACGCTAGGACAGTTGAGGGATATGGTGATCCTAACTACGACTTAAACCTAATGGACGTAGAGATTCTAAATCTACCTCCACGGGAATGTCCGTTAATTCATAGGTTCACGCCGGGGATGTACATTCGGGAAATCTATATGCCGAAGGGTACAATTCTAACAACTCTTCTCCATCTTACGACCCATCCCTTCTTTGTCCTTAAAGGGGATGTAACGGTATGGTATCATGGAATCCCCTCTCACCGATATAAAACAGGCTACACGGGCATCACGGAAGCAGGAACACGCCGAATGCTTTACACCCACAAAGATACAGTCTGGACAACTTGCCATGTAACCAACTTAACTGATCCAGATGAAATCATTGACTCAATCACTTCAAGAGACTTTAACCCACATATCGCTAAAGATGATTCACGGGTACAGAAGTGGCGGCACAATAGAACAGATTTAATCAAATGAGATTCCTTCATCATCCAGAAGACTTGATTCGCAATAAACATCAGATGATGTTTCATACCAGTGCATTTGCCATTGGTGCAGCGGTAGTAGCTGTAGCGGCAGCGGGAGCATCAGCAGCAGTTTCTATGTCAGCATCTGCTAGGGCAGCTAAAGCTCAAGGTGCAGCAGCAGGACAATACAAAAAGCAACAAGGTCAAGCTGTTAGTGAATATGAATTGGGCCAACAAGAGGTTGGACGGATGCTTGAAGGGATTCAAGCACCAGAATACAATTTGGAAGATCAAGAAGTAGTGACGGTGGTTGGCAAAGGAAAGAAAAAAAGGAGGGTTGTCACCAAAAAGCCCGGCATGATTAGTCAAGCTGGAAAGATTTCAGACTACTATCGCCAACAACTTGAACAATTTCAACCCGGAGCAGCACAACAGCGTCAACAATCGCAAGATCAAATCAGTCAAGCAATGGGTGTGGTTAACTCCTATCTTAGAGGTGAAGTACCTCAAGATGTTAAAGATCAAATCATGCGCAATGTTGCTGAGAGCGCAGGAGCAGGATTCAACCCAGCAACAGCAGGACAAGCTGGCGGATTCCAAGCAGCACAAGGGCAGATGGCAAGAAACCTTGGTCTAACATCATTAGATATTCAAGGTCGAGGACTCGCCGCCATGCCAAGTGTGCAAGGTACAGCACAGAACTGGCAGCAATTAGCAAGAGCATTTACAGCAGAACCATTAGATGTAGGTAGACTACAACTTGGTTATCAAACAGCACAAGCAGAAGTTGGATTACAGAAAGCACAGAAGACATCTGATATGTATAGTAATATGTTTAATGCTCAATCTGGTTTGGCTACTAATGTATATGCTGCGAACAAAGAAAATATCGCGGCAAGTTACGCTGCTCAACAAGC